GTTACCTCGACGGCGCCGCCGTCAACGGCTGGAGCCTGGACGTAATACCGGGGCGAGGCTGCGGAGACTGCCAGCTCGCGGATGCAAGCGTGGACGATCTCGCTCTTGCCGTAGCCCTCGGAGGCGAAGGATTCGAAGCTGGCGTCGGGGTAGCTGGCTTGGCCCACGTCATAATTGAGCGGGACCGAGACCGCCACGTCGCCGGGTGCTTTGCGGAGTAAATCCCAAAAAGCCAAAAGCGACCTCCTCCAGCTTCGGGCGAAGATCGCCTCGGACACTTGCCGGATTGGGTCACTCCGGATAATCTAGCATAACGTTGGGCAAAAGAAAAGCCCCGGCCATTAAGGAGGTCAGATGCCAGAGCCAGGAGAAAAAGCAAGAGGCGACGCGATCGGGAGAAACCCGACGTCGTATTATGTTTGGGCCGAGTGTCCGGGTTGTGAAACCGGGCGGTGGGTTAATCCCAAGCCGTCATATCAGGCATCAAAAAACCGGGTGAGGCTTTGCAAGGTTCACGCGCTCAAGATTAATCGCTTTAACTTTCGATTGCCGGGCAGCTCCGGCGCGGAGGGATATGCTCTGAAAGGGCGCGCCACCGATTAACTTTTGCTACTTTTGAGACCGGCCTGTCCGGGCCTTTATCGGCCAATAGCGGCGGAGTAATGCGCCAGCCAGCCGGAGGAGATCGCCCGGACTGGGCGCGTCCGTCCGGCTCGGCAGCTCCGGTGCAATCGTCGGCTTGCATGGCTGAATCTGCCCGGACGGGCCGGTGCAGGACATCAGACCGTCCTCGTATCGGTAGGACAGATGCCGCCGGGCCTGGCGGATGGTATACGTCACGCCGGGCGATTGGATCGCGGCGTGTTTGGCCCACCGCTGGCCAGCGTTCCAGTCCTCGATTCTGGTTTGTCGTTCTGTCATGGCGCCTCGTTCCTGGTCTTACATCTGGCGCACACGATGACCGTCCCGCGCTCGGCTTTCTCGGCCAGGAGTTTCCCGCAATGGTTGCATCGTAATTCCTTGGTCAAGCGATCACATCTTCAAGGTATCGATTGAGACGCTTAATTCTCGAATGGCGCTGGCTATATTATCGGCAGCGTCCAGTATCGCCTGGCCGTGGGCTTCCAGAGCGCCCATCGGAGTTGCGGCGTTGCCGTTGCCTAATCCGGCCAGGCCAGTAGCAATTGCCTGACCTAGCCTGTCGAGGGCTTCGCTAATATCTGCAGATTCCATATCATTCCTCCATCACCAGACGCCTATCCCCGGCCCGGTCGCCGAGTAGCACATCGCCAGGGCGTCCGCGTCGTCGGGACTTCCGCCGCTGGAGCGCTTCTTGAAGTCGTCCTTCGACTCCAGCTTGATCCGTCGGTCTCCCTGGACGGTGTAGCGCCGCGCCGATAGCTGGGCAATGACCGCCGGATTGTCGTCGATGTCGATCGTCCCGTCCCGGAAGGCTTGCCCCAATTCCAGCCAAGCCTCGGCAATCGCGTTGACGTATCGGTCTGAGCGCCGGGCCTTCTCGCCTCCGTTGAACGGGACGATCCTGACCCGACCGCCGGCCACGCCTTCTTCGTTCAGCCGGTCGGTTACGCCGCCACCGACTCCCGTGTCGTCCACAATAATCGAGCCCACTTCGGGGTCGTCCTCGGCCATAGCTTTGAGCCGACCCGCTACCTCTTGAGTATCCCTGCCCTGGGACTTCCAGACCAGCCGGCAGACATTCCCCTGCCGTCGGTATACGACCGTCTTGTCGGCGCCAAACCGGGCCACGTCACAGGCCAGCGTTGCCTGGCCGACCGGCTCGAGCTGTCGATCTACCGCTTCCATCAGGAGCGACCGCGGGACGATGGCATCCTCCAGATTATCCGGGAATCTACCCAGGACCGAGGCGATATACAAGGCCGAGTCGGCGCCCCACTCCCGGCGCCGCTCCTCGATCTGTGCGGTTGTTACCATGCCGGGAATGATCTCCCGGTTTTGCTGGATGTTGGGCGTGTCGTCCGCTGCGATCTCGATCGTATGATAGAGGTCCGACCCACCGTGGAAAGCCTCGTAGAACTCGCCGGAGCTGGCGAAGGCGTTTCCGGTCAATAGCATCCGGGCCGGGTTCAATCTCTTGACCGCGTCGATGTGGGATTGCTCGATGTTGTGGGCTTCGGTCAGGATGACCAGAAGGTTAGGGCTGTGGAATCCCTGGATGTTGTACTCATTATCGGTTGAGAAGCCGACCGCATAACGCCGGTCGTCGTACTCCCAGCGTGCAGTTCGGTACATCTGGCCGCCCAGCGGCATCCGCGCCGTTAGGTAAGCGCTCCTGGCTTCCTTCCAGACAATGTCGGAGACTTGCCGGTGGGTCGGGCCGAGGACGACGCAGATGGCCGGCGACCGGGTCGCCATCCACCAGAGCATAACCCTGGCGCTTTGCCAGTCCTTCCCCGTACCGTTGGCGCCGACGACCGCAACGCGGCTGTGGTCCCGGACCGCCCGCGCCATCTCTAACTGCTTGTCGTACACCGTAGGCGATCCCAGGATCGAGCGCCAGAAATAATCCGGGTCAGTCCTGGAGTGGTCAACCAGGAATTGCTTCTCAGCCTGGGATAGGGTCAATATCTCGCCCTCACTTGCTTGACCAGCCGCTCTATCGTCCGTTTATTCGGGAATTTATCTCTCTCTCCAAACAGATATTCCAAGTCCTCGAATATGCGGACGGCGTACCAGCCGGTAGTTCGCGCCAGTTTTATCGCATGGTCTCGGATGTCTCCGTCCATCCGCCACTTGGTCTGTCTGGGTGGAGTGTGAAGCATCACTTTTTTTTTGCATTATGAACAGTCAGGCGGGTGTGGGATTTTAGCCCCGTTACTCGGACCTTATTATCACACTCGGAACACCTTGACCACCGGCCAGTCGTGCCAGTCGTTGCATTATGTTGGACTTCGATCTCGCCGGTTACGGGAGACCCGCCAGCGATACACAATACCCGGAGGCGTCCGATCTTGTCATAGCTCTCAATCGTCCGCCCTTTCTTCTTGGCCCAAGGCCAGGTCAGTCCCCAAATCGACACGTTCTCCCTCCACGACTTGGCCGGCGCCGTCCATCGCTTCCCGGAGGAGGTCCGCGAAGGTTACGCCGCCGACTATAAGGTTTTGCTGCTGGAGTTGGATCAATGGTTTATCCGGGACAAGTCCGCCGATCAGATCCAGGCGGCGGAGGATGTCCAGAACGACACCGGTTGCTCTCGCGGCCTGGGTGTCGTCGGGGCCGATCGCCTGGCTCCACCACCGGAGAAGAAGCCGTTCATAGCGGGACTTCTGGAGCGTGTATTCTTGCTCAACCGCCTCGGTGTCGGACTTCTTAATCTCCGCCAGGCGGCGCTTGACGTCGTTGTTTATCTGCGTCTTGGATACGCCGAGCTGCTCCGCAATAGCTTGCTCCGACGCTCCGGCCTGCTTCAATTGCAAGACCTGGGACCGCCTTAATTCGGCGCCGATCTTCGTCCCGTTTTGTAAAGCCATGACTTATCCAGTGACTAATTTAGGCGCCGGGACAATCAATGGGACCGCCGTCCGCCAGTTAATCTTGTGATGAAGCCGCTTATTGAAGTGTCCCATTAGCCCGATTGTTGTGCAAGAAGGCGCCGCCATAACTGTATAGAAGGACTTCACATACGTGCCAGAGTCCAGATATAACTCGGTCATCCCGCCGGGATTCGTTTGGGTCTGAAGTTGCTCAAGTTGCAATTGCATATCAGTAAAGAATAAATCGCCGGTGCGGCCAAGGGAGACATAAGTATTCACATCGTCGTTAATCCGCCCTCGGAACAAGAACGGCTTTTGCGTATCACAAACAAAGCTATTCATTGCTTTTCTCTTGAATCGCCGAGGGCTACTGGAGCCACCCGAATCACCAATATGGTCGCCGCCTTGGGATAGTGCGACCGTTTTGATTGGCGTGGTCTCAACGAATTTGACCAACGCATTAAAGACCGCATCAAGGTTCTTGGTTTTCCAGGCGTGGTATTCTTCAGCTATTGAAGAACTCAGCCGGTGACCTTTCCCCATTCTGTGGTACTTCCAATGGGTATAATCATCATCAAGTTGGATGAAGTAACGATAGCCCGCTTGCTTCGCCAAGTCCCAACAGGCGTTTCTCGCCCAGAGGGCAGTCCTCCGGTCGGAGAAGTTATCAAACGGGTCGGTATATCGTCCGACCTCATCCTTGGAGAATACCAGAACATCGTCGCCATAGATTCGCTTGTACTCCTCGCCATCCGCATCCTCGTCATCAATCACGATAAAGACCTTCCCGGTGTAACCGTGAGTTCGTAGCGTCCGGTATGTAATTACTTTATCCGGTCGGCCGTGAGTCAGGATGAATGCGCAGAAGTCCTCACGCATACGGATAGTCCTCGGTGAACGCCGCGTCGATGTCCTCCTTGAGGCGTACAAAGCCGTTAGCGATGGCTTGGTCATAATCAACTATTACGAGGGCCGACCGCTCCATCAATGCCTGGATGTTCGGGGAGGAGTGAGCATAGTAGTTAGCGATGCGTTGAAAGTTAAACGCAACGTGTCGTTCGGCAGCGTCCAGGAGGAATCGTTCTATGGTTGGCGGCAATTCCGCTTGTCTTATCTGACCGATTAACTCATCGGCAGTGCTTCGGTCGGTCAATTCTTCAATGGCCGGTTGCGGCCCTGTCGGGTAATAGATCGGGATGTCAACGGTTTGGGTATAGGCGTTGTCGGTGACCGGCTCGGTCAGGTCCGGCATCGGCATCCGCTCCCCATTAGCCAACGCCTCCAGCATATCGTTAACCGCTTTGTCGGCGAACTGGGTGTGGTGGAGTAGGTCGAGGAGTTGGTCCTGGTCGGCTTGGGCCATCATCGCCAGCGGGTCATAAGTGAGGAGCATCTTGTCCGCTTCTTCTTCGGTCACGTCCACGATCAGGACCGGGACCGGCTGGTCTCCCATCACTTCTTGCCGGAGGTGGCCGTCGATAAGCTCCAGGCCGTCGGGAGTTTCGCGGGCGATCACCGCGTCGGCGAATCCTATGTCGTCAAGAACGCCACGGAGGGCGGCAACCTGGGCCGGCGGATGGCGCCGCCAATTCTTAGGATTGGCCCGGAGTTCCGACGCCGGGACGCGGCGCAGTTCCTGAACGCGGTCTCTCATCGTCATGCGGCCATTCTATCACAGAGTGCAATTCAGACGCATCCAAGGTCGGGACCGCGGATATTTACCGGGT